GCCAGTGCCCTTGCTGGACTGTAAATCGTCCAAAGTCCTCCAAAATCGTTCCAAAACGACCCCGAGACCCACTCCAGTAGTGGGTCTTTTCACATTCTAAGACCCTACCAGTAAGACCTCCAGACCCAAAATAACCCTACCACCAGAAGGGTTATTGAAAATAGTGCTTTACTTTAATTCAATATTCAGGTATACTTAATGTATAGGATGAGAAAAGGAAAGTGAAAATGTTAAAAAATGCTCGGTTGGCTTCTGTTGGTGATGTGATTCGTGGCTATGATTTTAAACCTATGGCTGGTCGTGAAGACTGCTATGTTGAAGGTAAGGTTCTCTCCGCTGGTTACCAAAAAGCTGCTGGTTACGATGCGTTTGAAATTCTGTGTACTCGCGATGTGTATGCTGGCGAGCGTCAGTATGAAGGTGTGAAAGGTTCCCGTGTTGGTAAAATTGTTTATGTTCCGTTCGAAGTCAGCTTCATGGAATATGATGGTCGTGTTTTGAACTTGTCCAAATAATTGAGGAGTTATATTATGAATGTTATCTACAAATCCAAATCTCAAGTCCGCAACGAAACAGCCGATGCTGTTGCAAAATTCCTAAAGTCTGGTGGTACCATTGAGGTTGTTAAGGCACGAAAAGCACCGAAGCAACTTATGCGTGGTAAGACAACTCGTGTTGCTTCCACTGGTACTTCTGGTTTCGCTGTTGGCTATCCACGTAAATCTGGCATCTAAGGAGAGTTGAATGAACTACGGTAAAATGAGTACTGATGAATTGGCTGGTTTGTTTTCTGATTATTACAAAGACACCCATGGTAGTCGTCCTCGTTTCGTAGACTTCAACGATCGCGATGAACTCATCCGTCAGTTAGAGTTGCTCAATAGTTACCACGACAAAATGCAGGAAACCTTTGAGGGTCGTGAGGAACTCCGTGAGTCTGGTTGGATTATTCAAGAAACTGATCCAGAGATGCAGAAGATGGCATATTTCCTTGCCAAGGAACGTGACCAGTGGAAATTGGAAAACTGGGGTGAATCTTTCAATGAAGCAAGACACTATGAGTTAAAGGTAGCAGCATGAGAGTCTTTCAAGAAACAACTAAGTGGAAGGACAATGTTCCGAACCACATCTACTATCTTACTGACAACAAAGAAAAGATGGTTGCGTTTTATAATGTGACCACTGGTAAGGTAAAGAAGTTTATTAAACCAATACAGTTTAATATGCGTTATAGAACTTTTAAGGAATTGAAACACAAATGAATATTAACACTTTCCTAGAGAGCCTAGCGGCAAATAATTCTCGTAACTTCAAGATCGAGCAACTAAATGCAAATAGCGATAACGAAGTGCTACGTGATGTAGTCCGCTTGGCTCTCGACCCATTCACTCAGTTTTACATTCGTAAGATTCCTGAGTATGAATTTGTGGGCGAGGGTTCTGAGCATCAAACAAGTTTGGAGATGGCACTACAGAATCTGTATTTTCTGTCTAGCCGTGAAGTCACTGGCAATGCAGCGATTGCTCATCTGAGAGCAATTCTTTCTGGGCTAACTCCAGATGACGCAAAGGTAATTGAGCGTGTCATTAAGAAAGATCTGAAGTGTGGCGTATCAGTGTCAACTGCCAATGATGTTTGGATGGGGTTGATCAAAGAATATCCAGTTATGTTGTGTTCTGGTTATGAGCAGAAGCTGGTTGATAAAATTAAATTCCCTGCTTATGCACAACTGAAGATGGATGGTATGCGTTTCAATGCAATCGTTCGTGATGGTAAATGTGAATTTAGGAGCCGAAATGGAAAAGAAATACTATTACTGGGTAACCTTGAGCAAGAATTTATTTCTCTTGCTGGTGATATTGATTGCGTGTTCGATGGTGAACTTCTGGTTATGTTTCCTGGTGATCATCAGTTTGCTGATCGGCAGACTGGCAATGGAATCCTTAACAAAGCCAACAAAGGAACAATCTCGCAAGTAGAAGCTGCCATGGTGCATGCAACTGTATGGGATGTCATACCTTATGCATATTTCACTGATGGGTATTGCCCAACACCATACGCAACTCGGTTCGCATCATTGGAAGTAATGACCAAGAAGCAACCAAGTAAAGATAAAAAAATTTGGCTGGTTACAAGCGACATTGTAGAAACTCTTGAGCAGGCTACAGAGATTTTCAATGGTTATCTGACTCAGGGTCTTGAGGGAATTATCCTTAAGGATGGCTCTGGCGTATGGGAAGATAAACGTGCAAAACACCAGATTAAATTCAAGGGTGAACTTGAGTGCGATCTTAAGATTGTTGCAGTTGTAGAGGGTGAAGGTAAAGCTGCAGGAATGTTAGGTGCAATTATCTGTGAGTCTGCCGATGGTGTTGTGAAAGTTAATGTCGGTTCTGGTTTTAAAGATTCGCAACGAAAACAATACTGGGCTGAAAATTTAGTTGACAAAATTGTCGCAGTCAAGTATAATGTTAGAATACAGAATAAACAGGGTGAAGACTCTCTCTTCCTTCCTGTCTTTGTAGAAATTCGTGAAGATAAAGATGTTGCAGATTCTAGTAAGGATATTAAATGATTCTTGATATGCTGATAAAGCCAAAGCGTTTATTCGATGTAAACGACAAGAAAGATGTTCAGGTATACACAAACTTTTTAAAAACTGGAGCATGGGGTAGAAATACCTGTCCATTTATTTTAGAGTTTCCATATTTGACTATTCCCGATATGATCAAAGATAAGTTGATTCATAATTTTTTGAAAGTTAAAAAGTCAGATTGGAAGGACTGGTAATGAAAGTTGCTATTAATCGTTGCTGGGGTGGGTTCGGTATCTCTGATGCTGCATTCGAGAAGTTGCTAACTCGTAAGGGTATTGAGTTTGACTCTGTACCAGCAGATAGTCATTTGATCGGCAACTCGTATTACCTCAAGGGACATGTTGGTGACGATGAACATTATCTCTCTGAGTATGTCATAACTTCGAATCGTGCCGATCCAGATTTGATTGCTGTTCTTGAAGAGATGGGTAAAGACGCATGGGGTTGGGCAGCTGAGATTGTCATTGTGAATATTCCTGACGATGTTAAATGGCACATCGATGATTATGATGGAATGGAACATGTAGCTGAAGATCATAGGACATGGTATGAATGAAGAACACGTAAATTATTTGAAGAAGGTTTACCCAGAACTATACGACAACGATACAAAGTATGGTGGGTTTGCGATTGGGGATGGTTGGTTCAACATCATCAATCAACTATCACAAAACATTCAACATCATCTGAAATGGAAGAACAAAGATACTGAGGTTGTTCCTCCAGTTATCATTGAACAGATCAAAGAAAAGTTTGGTTCACTTCGTTTCTACTATCAGGGTGGTGACGACTACATATCTGGTCTAGTTTCAATGGCTGAGTCAATGGCTGGTGTTACCTGCGAAACCTGTGGTGATGTCGGTGAGAGTCGTAATGGTGGATGGATTCGTGTTCTGTGTGACCACCATGAAGAATTATATCAATCAAGGAAAAACAATGGATAAACAAACTAATGTATGGGTAATGGTTGACACAGTGCTCACATATCGTATGCGATATTGTGTTCAGGCACCATCGTCACATCCTGAGTATGCCCTTGATGATGTATCAATGGAAACTGCCAAAGAGTTTTCTCAGTTATACATCGGTGAACAAATTATGTCATACCGAACCGTCAGCGAAGAAGAAGCACTGGCTCAGTGTGACATTGATAACGACTACTGTAAAAAGTGGGACAATGAACATAAAATTAAAACCTTCTTTACAAAAGAAGGCGAACATAGGGAACTATAATGTTTGTATTTGACGTGGAAACTTTAGGGGTAGAATCAACGAGCGTGATTCTATCAGCAGCACTTGTATATTTCAATCCAGAAGATAAGCCATCTTATCAAGATCTGTTGGATAATGCACTGTTCGTTAAACTGAAATCGAAGGATCAAGTTGAACGATTGAAACGAACTGTTGATATTGGAACGATTGAGTGGTGGCAGAATCAGCATGAGTATGTTCGTTCTGTTTCTCTTGAACCGAAGTCCGATGATATGCTTGCAGAAGATGCTATCACTGCATTGCATAACTATATGAACAAGTACCCAAATGCAAGAAGCCAAACTATGTGGACACGTGGTTCACTTGATCAGATGGCCATTGATTCATTGTGTAAGAAAGTTGACATGCAACTGCTTACAGGGTATAATGTATACCGTGATGTGAGAACTGCCGTTGACATTCTCACTGGTTCTGAAAATGGTTATTGCAATGTAGACTATCCTGGATTCGAGCGTGCCTCTGTTATTAAACACCACCCAGTCCATGACTGTGCACTTGACGCAATGATGCTTATGTATGGAAAATAATTAATGCGATTTTATACCAATGTGTTTCCCTTCGGTAACGAAATGCGTGTCCGAGGATACGAAGATGGTAAACCCTTTAGTGAAAAAATAGAATTCTTTCCAACCCTGTATGTGCCATCCAAGAAGTCAGATTCTAGATGGCGCACACTTGATGGTCAGATTGTAGATGAAGTTCGTCCAGGAACTGTCAAGGAAACACGTGAGTTCGTGAAAACCTATGACGATGTTTCTGGATTCAGCATTTATGGGAATACCAATTACGTTTATCAATTTATCAGCGATATGTGGGAAAGCGACATTCGTTTTGACCCAGAACATGTTCGCACGTTTTACATTGATATTGAAACATCAACCGAGAATGGTTTCCCAGATATTAAATCTGCCAATGAAGAAATCCTTCTTATCACTGTAAAAGACAGTAAGACTAAACAGATTATTACATTTGGTTCACGTCCATTCTATGGAAACACACGTGACGATGTTCAGTACATTCAATCAACAAACGAACTGCAACTTCTGAAGGACTTCCTGTCTTTCTGGTCAAAGAACTATCCCGATATCGTCACTGGTTGGAACACCGAGTTCTTCGATATACCTTATCTCATTCGCAGAATAGAAAGAGAACTTGGCGAGCAATATTCTAAGAAACTTTCGCCATGGGGTTTTATCAATGAACGTAAAACATTCATCAAGGGTAACGAAGAAATTCACTACGATATCCATGGTATCTCTCATCTAGATTATCTTGCTCTCTACAAGAAATTCACTTATCAGAAACAAGAGTCATATCGTCTTGACTACATTGCCGAACAAGAACTCGGCGATAAAAAGAAAGGCAATCCTGGCGATGACTTCAAAGCATTTTACACACATCACTGGGAAGACTTCGTTCTCTATAACATTCATGACGTAGAGTTGGTTGAGAAGTTGGAAGATAAGATGCGTCTTATCGAGTTGAACCTAACCATGGCGTATAACGCAAAGATTAACTATGAGGATGTTTTCTCACAGGTAAGAATGTGGGATGCGATTATCTACAATCACTTGCGTAAAAAGCATGTTGTTATTCCAACCAAATCCTATGGTGCTGGCAAGGATACACAATTTGAAGGTGCTTACGTTAAAGATCCACTGATTGGTATGCATAAATGGGTTGCGTCATTTGACTTGAACAGTCTATATCCGCACTTGATTATGCAATACAACATCAGTCCAGAAACATTGACACTTGAAAAGATTCCATGTTCAGTTGAGAAGTTGTTGAACCAAGAGGTTGACACTTCCTATGCAAAACAAAGGGATCTGACCATGACTGCGAACGGATGGTGTTATCGCAGGGATGTTAAAGGTTTCATGCCAGAGTTGATGGAAAAGATGTATTCCGACCGAAGCAAATTCAAGAAACAAATGCTCCGTGTTCAACAGGACTACGAACATGATAAATCCAACAAGAGTTTGGTCAAGGAAATCTCTCGACTGAATAACCTGCAGATGGCAATGAAGATTGCGTTGAACTCTGCTTATGGTGCCATGGGTAATCAGTATTTCCGTTACTTCGATATTCGTATGGCTGAAGGTATTACCACTTCTGGTCAGTTGTCTATTCGTTGGATGGCAAACGAGTTTAATCGTTATATGAATAAGATTATGAAGTCAACAGATAAAGACTACGTAATCGCAATTGATACTGACTCAATCTATCTGACACTTGAAGATCTTGTTGAACATGTTTGCGCAGGTAAAACTGACGAGCAGAAAATCAAGTATATGGATAAGATCTGCGAAGATATGTTCCAACCATTCATTGATTCGACATATCAAAAGTTGGCTGACTATATGAATGCGTATAGCCAAAAGATGATTATGAAACGAGAGGTGCTTGCCGACAAGGCAATCTGGACTGCAAAGAAGAGATACATATTGAATGTACACAACTCAGAGGGTGTTCAGTTTGCCAAACCCAAGCTAAAAGTCATGGGTCTTGAGATGGTCAAGTCGTCAACTCCAATGGTTATCCGTGACAAGTTGAAAGACTCCATTGAGGTTATCCTTGATGGTGACGAACGTAAGTTGCATACATATATCAATAACTTCCATCAGGAGTTTAAGAAGATGCCAGTTGAGGATATCTCTTTCCCACGTGGCGTCAATGGTATGAAAACTTATTCTGGTTCGTCAATCTATTCCAAAGGCACACCTATCCATGTTCGTGGTTCTCTTTTGTTCAATCACTACATAAAAAAGATGGGTCTTGACAAGAAGTATCAACCTATCAAAGATGGTGACAAGATTCGTTTCGTTTATGTCAAAAAGCCAAACCCATTCAACGAAGATGTCATTGCATTCCCAAGTGAACTTCCAAAAGAGTTTGGTTTGCATGACTTTATCGATTATGATCTGCAGTTTGAAAAGACTTTCCTTGATGCAATGCAAACTGTAATCCAACCACTTGGATGGAACACTGAAGAAAAAACAAATCTGGAGGACTTCTTTGGATAATATTAGAATCATTAAGACTGGCATAAATGTCAGTCGCATTCTCTACGAACTGGAACAGTATCCAGAAGATTGGGGTCATCAACGCAATGTTAAAGATACAGAGTCTTTGCTTGATAGAGGATACAAAGATGTCGAGGCTGATGTTCTGCAGTTAATCATGGGTGGTGTTGAGAAGTCAGAAGACTTTGTTGGTGATAGTGAACTTTGCATTATTACACCAGCATATCACAAACACAAATACATTGTGAACTTTTTGAAACGACACTTCAAGAATGTCAGTCGTTGTGGTTTTCTTAAGTTGCCAGTTGGCGGCACAGTAGGACTACATATTGACGAGGGAACCTACTATCATACACGTGATAGATACCATCTTTCAATACAGGGCAGATATCGTTACTTTGTTGGTGACGAATATGTAGATGTAGAGCCAGGAACTCTGTTGTGGTTTAACAATAAACTACCTCATGGCACTGAAAACATTGGAGATGTCCCTAGGATTACTTTTGTATTTGATGTTCCTCATAGCAAGAATAATCCATAATTGACATACAAAGAAATAAAGGGTATAATATGAGTATAGAGTTGATATTAAAATTGGAGGATAAATGAAAGCATTGAAATTTTCAGCATCATGGTGTGGTCCATGTCAGGGATTGAAGACAGTTGTTGCTGGCGCAGAAGGCAAGCATAATGTCGAGATCGTAGATTATGATATTGACACATGCGGATCTATCACATCCCAATATCACATTCGTGGTGTTCCTACAATGATTCTTCTCAATGACAAAGGTGGCGAAGTCAAACGCCATGTTGGTATGATGGATGAGAAGACGTTACTTGAATTTTTAAAGGGGTAAACATGGGTCTTTTAGACAAACTAAAAAGTAATTCATTGGTCAAGGATGCTTCTGTCCTTAGCCAATCTAAATTCTTCACTAAGAAGGATATGATTCAAACGCAGATTCCTGCATTGAATGTGGCACTCTCTGGTGAACTGGATGGTGGTTTCGTTCCTGGACTTACACTTTGGTGTGGTCCGAGTAAGCATTTTAAATCTATGTTCTCTTTGCTAATGGCAAAGGCATATATGGACAAGTACCCAGAAGCAGTTATGATTTTCTACGACTGTGAGTTTGGTACACCACAGGCATATTTTGAATCACTTGGTATTGACCAAGATCGTATTCTTCACGTGCCGATTATGAACATGGAAGAATTTAAGTTTGACTGTTTGAAGCAGTTGGAAAACTTGGATCGTGGTGATCGTGTTATCTTTGTTATCGATTCACTTGGTAACATGGCATCTAAGAAAGAAATGGAAGATGCACTTGAAGGTAAGTCTGTTGCCGACATGTCCCGTGCAAAACAAATGAAGTCGATCTTCCGTATGATCACTCCATATTTGAATCGTCTTGACATTCCAATGGTTGCTGTTAATCACATCTATATGGAACAGGGTTTATATCCAAAGGCAATCGTATCTGGTGGAACTGGTATCTACCTTTCTGCAGATAACATCTACATCATTGGTCGTCAACAAGAGAAAGAAGGAACTGAGGTTATCGGTTACAACTTCATTATCAATGTTGAGAAATCTCGCCATGTCCGTGAGAAGTCAAAGATTCCAGTTTGCGTTAAGCATGAGGGTGGTCTTTCTCGTTGGTCTGGTTTGCTTGAGATGGCACTTGAATCTGGTCATGTTATTAAACCAAGCAATGGTTGGTATTCTAAAGTCGATCGTGAGTCTGGTGAAGTTGAAGAAAAGAAATATCGTATCAAAGATACAGATACAAAAGACTTCTGGCTTCCAATTTTGACTTCACCATCTTTCCGTGCATGGGTAAAAGAAAATTACCATGTATCAAATGGTGACATGATTAAGGACGAAGACATTGAAGCTGAACTTGCTGCAATGATGGAAGACGAATAATATGCAAAAGATGCGTGGTCACGTTGTGATGGAAAACAAACACAATGGTAATCGTGCGATAAAGTTGACAGACAAACCGTATGAGGGTATAATTTTCTCATACGGTGCTGTTTCCTTTGAAGAAGTTGATGACCATTTAAAGATTAAGTTTGATTATGATATTCATAATGATGCTGGATACGATCTAGTCAAAGAAGAATTTGAACAATATCTTGGCGACTTCCTTCAGGAACTTATCCGTTACGGTCTAGAAAATAATGAACTAATTTACACAGGTGGAATTGATGAGAATAGAACAGGCGATCCTATCGAACCTGATACACAATGAAGAATATTGCCGTAAGGTAGTTCCACATTTGAAGCGTGAGTATTTTGCAGATAGAAAAGAAGCAGCAATTGCTTCTTTGTTACTTTCGTTTTTTGAGCAGTATAATAAACCAGCTAGTCCTGAGATTTTGTCCATTGAAATTGGCAATCTCAAGGGATACACTGACAAAGAAATTCCTGAGTTACAGGAATATGTTAAACAACTAACTCATGAAGAATCGAATCAAGAATGGTTGATTCAACAAAGTGAGAAGTTCTGTAAAGACAGGGCAGTTTATAATGCTATTCTTGGATCTATTAAAATCATCGAGGGAAACGATAAGAATCACACGCAAGATGCCATCCCCTCTATTTTGTCTGAAGCACTTGCTGTTTGCTTCGATAACCATGTCGGTCATGACTATCTTCAGGATGCTGAATCTCGCTATGATTTTTATCATAGGGTGGAAGAGAAAGTTCCATTCGATCTTGACATGTTCAATAAAATCACTAAGGGTGGTTTGTCAAAGAAAACCCTTAACATTGCACTTGCTGGTACTGGTGTCGGTAAGTCTTTGTTTATGTGCCATGTTGGTGCTTCTGTTTTAATGCAGGGTAGAAATGTTCTTTACATCACAATGGAGATGGCTGAAGAACGTATCGCCGAACGTATTGATGCAAACTTATTGAATCTTACGATGGATGAGTTGAAGGTAGTTGATCGCGATATCTTTGAGAATCGTCTTGGTAAAATCTCTGACAAAACTAAGGGTAAACTTATTGTCAAAGAATATCCAACTGCCTCTGCCCATGCTGGTCACTTCCGTGCTCTACTTGAAGAGTTGAAGTTGAAGCGTGAGTTTAGTCCAGATATTATCTTCATTGACTATCTGAACATTTGTGCAAGTCAGCGTATGAAGATGGGTGCTTCTGTGAACTCTTATACATATATTAAGTCAATCGCAGAAGAACTTCGTGGTTTGGCAGTTGAGTATAATGTTCCGATTGTTTCTGCAACACAAACAACTCGATCTGGTTATACGAACTCTGACCCAGGACTTGAAGATACTTCTGAATCTTTTGGCTTGCCAGCGACAGCCGACTTTATGTTTGCGTTGGTGTCGAATGAAGAGTTGGAAGCATTGAATCAAATTATTGTTAAGCAGTTGAAGAATCGTTATAATGACCCAGGATATTATAAGCGATTTGTGATTGGTATTGATCGAGCGAAGATGAAACTGTATGATGTTGAAGCATCTGCTCAAGAAGGTTTAAGTGATAGTGGTTCCAAAGATGACGACAAACCTTTATTCGATAAAAGTGATTTTGGTAGACGAATACATAATGAGTCGGGATTTAAAGGGTTCAAGTTTTAGGAGAAAAATATGGTAAAGGTAATTGTAGCAGATAGAAAACACGATTGTTCCCATCTGGTTGGGCAATTCTTAGATGAGTCACACTACGACATTCTTATTGAAGAAGACTGTGATGTGTATATGCCAGCAACCTGCGATATCGGAACACAATCAGCATGTGAATTAAATCGCGATTGTGCCGCATGCGATAAGGGCACTGATGAGCAACGCATTGCGTTTAAGTTCCGCAAGAACTTCTTCACGAAAGAACAACAAGATGCAGCATATGCTGGTCTGCGTGAAGCTGCAACCGAAACTCAAAACCGTGGAGCTGCAGCTGGACCACGTGGTGAGAAGTTGGGTAATCGTGAGTGGGTTCGTGAATATGAATACGACATCGTTGAGTATTTTATGAATCCAGTTGACAATCTTTTCGGTGAAGATCCGATTGAAGAAATTAAGAAGAAGCATGCTGGTAAGCGTGAGGCTATCTCCAATCGTAACAATGTTTGGTCAATCGAACGCACAAAAGAAATCAACTTCAACTTTGAAGAGTGGGTTGAAAAGACACGCAAGTTGCCAAAAGAAGAACAGATCAAAGAAGGAAACTTCGTTGCTGATAAGTTAATCTGCGCAACTACCTATGCCAACTCTGTGTTCTCTGGTATCGCTGGTTGGTTCGATCGTTATCCTCGTATTCCTTATGGTCGTGCAACTGCATATACCGCAAAGAATCCAGAGAAGTTTGCCCTTGCGTTTCCATTCCTACAAACTTTGGCAAAAGGTTTCAAGGATTTGATGCCATGGCGATATAACAATCAGATGGAAGCGATTAAGAAAATTGATCCAGCATTCATTGTTCCAGGAACTCCGTTCACAACTATTACTGTGAACAAAACATTCCGCACTGCTGCTCACTATGACGCTGGTGATTTTTGGCCAGGACTTTCAAACCTGTTGGTTCTGTCAAACAATGGTAACTACACTGGTGGATATTTGATTGCACCTGAGTATCGTGTTGCAGTTAATGTGCGTCCTGGCGATCTGTTATTGATTAACAATCACGAAGTTCTGCATGGCAATACACCTATCGTTCTTGGTGACGATGAAGCTGAACGAATCTCTTTGGTATGTTATCTTCGTGATGGTATGCTTCAACTTGGTTCAAAAGACTATGAAGACTGCCGTTATCAGTATGTCGAAGATCGTAAAAACAATAAGGAACATCCACTGCAACGTAAGTTGTGGAATGGTGTGTCTGAAGGTATGTGGGCACAGGATGAATGGTATGACTATCTGAGAAATAAACTTGGTCAAGAAGTTCTTGAGAAGTATCACCCAGAGTCTATCAAATCAAATTCACTTGATGAGTTCTTCGGATGAGAAGCGGATTTACCTGCTCCACATTTGACCTGCTGCATGCTGGTCACATACTAATGCTTAAAGAAGCACGGGAACAGTGTGACTTTTTGGTAGTGGGATTGCAAACTGATCCCACTATCGATCGTCCAGATACAAAGAACAAACCAGTTCAAAGTGTAGTTGAACGCTGGATTCAACTAGACGCTGTTAAATATGTTGATCAGATTATTGTATATCAAACTGAGAAAGATCTTGAAGACTTGCTGAAGATTCTTGACATTGATGTAAGAATCCTCGGTGATGAGTATGCAGAAAAACCTTTCACTGGCAAAGAAATTTGCCTTGCAAGGGGAATTGAGCTATACTTTAATAAACGGGAACATTCTTTCTCCACAACTGAATTGAGACAAAGGGTTAAACAATTATGAAAATTATGATGGTAATGCATACCTTCAATAACTTCGGTGGTATTATTAACCACTGTGAGCATTTAATGGCTGGTTTAAAAGAATTGGGTCACGAAGTTACCTTTGCTTATCTCAAGGGTAACAAAACTGTTAAGCCAGTTGAAATCCCACAACAATTGAGTGAAGGATGGGAGATTGGTATTGGTTCTGGTTATCCAGTGCATCAGGGTGATGGTTGGATGGCTCCATATTATTCTTACAAAGTTAAAGAATCCATTGACCAGTTCGTTAAGGATGCGAATCAGCATGACTTGGTAATCTGGCAATCTATCTTTGGTTTCAAGAACAAAGACACTGAGCAATATCTTGATTGGCTTCCGATGATTGAAAAGGTAACTGCCAAGCAGATGCCAATTATTCACGACGCAAACCTGAAGAAGTT